TCACGGAGTAGGTATCGAATTTCATGAAGCACCACAAATTTTACATTACGGAACAGCAGGTAACGGAGAAATCCTTCGTCAGGGAATGGTATTCACTATCGAACCGATGATCAATATGGGGCGCCAGGAAATATGGATTCTAGCAGACGGATGGACCGCAGTGACTGTTGATGGTTCTCTTTCTGCTCAGTGGGAACACACTTTGCTGGTTACTGAAAGTGGAGTTGAGGTACTAACTGCCTAAAGTCAAGTATTTTTAATTTAGATGCTAAATACATAGATTTGACTTAGACGGAGAATTTTTTTTGACTACACAACTAATTGATCCAGCAGAATTCACTACTGCGGTCAAGCTTCTTCGTTCCTTTTTTGACTCCAAAAATTTTTTAGAAGTTCACACTCAAAATAGACTTAGTATTTTAGCGGCTTGTGAAGATCCAACCACAGTTGCAACCTACGAATATAATGGTCAAATATGGCCATTACCTCAAACAGGACAGATGTGGTTAGAATACGAGTTGCTTACAAAACCTGATATAGCAGGTTGTTATTGTCTTAGCACTAGTTACAGACAAGAACAGAATCCTGTTGAAGGTAGACATGAACTCATTTTTCCAATGTTCGAATTTGAGGCGCCAGGTAATTTCGATGATCTATTAAAATTAGAAAACGACTTACTTAAACATCTCGGATTTAAATGTGATTTGAATAAGGCTCCATATAAAGATTTAGATTTTCCGGGTGGCATGTATCAAAGTGTATTAGCAAAATATACTGGTGCAGAATTAGATGCCCACCATGAGGAAGAAATGTATCAAGAATATGGAGATGTATTTTTCCTGACACATTTTCCAGAATCAACAAGTCCTTTCTGGAATATGAAACTTGGTGAAATGGATGTGAAAAAAACTGGCTTGCTTGCTAATAAATGCGATGTTATTATTGGCGGCATGGAAACCATTGGTAGTGCTGAACGGTCTACTGATGTACAGGAAATGAAACATCAATTCCATACAATTTCAGATGGTGGGTATGCACAATTACTATTTGATTTGTTTGGTAAAGAACGAGTGGAACACGAACTTTTTGAATTTTTGACACATGACTTCAAACCTAGGGTTGGAGGAGGAATAGGAATGACACGCTTGATTGCTGGAATGAAAAAAGCTGGGCTTATGTAATGCCAAAAAGTAGTAATAAGGTATTTCCTGTCTACCCAGGTGGACATGGAATAAATGACGTAATAGCAGAACTACAAAGGCAAGCACGAGAAATGATAGATGAGGAAAACTTTTATAAGAAATATGGATTTGCTAGTTGCTTTGAATGCGATGAAACATTTACAGACCTTGATGAACTTGCAGAGCATCAAGCTGAACATCTTATAAAAGAACGAACTCTGGGGTGACGAAACGGTAGACGTGATGCGTTGTTTACGTATTGTCCCTTTGCAGAGGGGCGTGTTGGTTCGAATCCAGCCCCCAGAGCCAGTTTGGTTTAAAAAATTATTTATCATTCGATAGATATTTTATCCTTTTAGGGCGCAGAGCCTTCAGATTTACATATTGTACTTACAGTAAGAGGTAAGTTAGCATAATCCATTAAATAGAGAGTATTTTTTAATGCTCTCTATTTTAAAAAACGGTTGACTTTTAAGCTATATATAGTATAATATATTATTAACTAAACACTTTAAAGAGACCGACCTATGACGCAAAACCACATTAAAGACAGGCTAAAACTACAAATTGCAATTAATGCACTTCTTGAACTTAGAGAACACGCAACATCTGGCTCATCAGAAATGTGTACTATTGATGCTACACTTGGTAACTTAGGTGTAGGTAAAAAGTTTATAAACACACCGCATGGTCTTTTCCATCAGTTTCCTACTAAGAATGTAGTAAGCGAAAAAGTTATGAAAGCAGATAACTAAAGCTATTATAGATACTATTGTTTAATCCGTTCGAGGTATGATATTTCGATAAATATCTAAAAGGAATATGTTATGCCCCGATTGAGCCTTTGGCGTGAAGATAAAGGTAACGACTATCATTTTATAGATGGTGTTGTAAAAGAGCAATTTTTAGTAGGCGGCACCGGTATTTTAATCCACAAATACTTGGGCCCTCAAGAAACAGGGCCTTCAGATGATCCTTCTCAACCCAATCATCAAGCAAATGGTACTACAAACGAGACATCTATCCAAGATGTTTTATTCTTAGAAAATAGAGACAGGAAATACGACCCCGATATATATGAATTAAGAGGGCATTACAATGTTAGTGATAACGACTTTGATTTAACTCAATTTGGATTGTTTTTATCAAATGATACCATTTATCTAACATTTCACATTAATGATATGGTAGAAAAAATAGGCCGTAAGTTAATGTCCGGTGATGTAATAGAATTGCCTCATTTACGAGATGATTTATTATTAAGTGAACACAAAGAAGCAATTAATAGATGGTATGTTATAGAAGATGGAAGCAGACCAGCAGAAGGATTTTCCCCAACATGGTGGCCGCATATATGGAGAATTAAAGCAGGACCTATTGCAGATCAACGAGAATTCAGAGATATACTCGGTGACTTTATGGATGAAGATTCTATTAAAAATAAGCTCAGTACTTATGGTAAAGAATTAGAAATAACAGATGCAATATTAGAAGCGGCGGCAAAAGATAACGCAAATAATTCTAAAGATACTGCTCATCTATTTAATTATGATCCTGATAATCCGACATATGAACATGGCGAAACAATTCCTACAGGTTCGGCATTTCCAAACGATCCTAACCAAGGCGAATACTTTTTAAGAACAGATTATGTGCCAGATAGGTTGTTTGTAAGACGAGGCGACAAATGGCATAAAGTTTCCGATAATGTACTCAACACTACATGGGAAGGGCGGACATTTCCAAAAGCCAAATATTTTAATAATGAAGGTACTGCCTTGGTTGACGGCGATGAATATGAATCAAGACAACCACTTAGTGAAGTAATTAAACCAAAGACTGACGCATGAATTATTTTTACGATGAACAGATAAGAAAATATATACTACAATTTATCCGCCTATTCGGCGGGTTCGCTGTAAAAATGGGACAGAACGAAGTTGGAGAAGATATTTTTCAACGAGTGCCTGCACGATATGGCGATATAGATAGGCAGACTGCTCACATTATAAAAGAAAATTCTGAGAATACAATTCCTACTATACCTTTTTTAAGTTGCTATGTAACAGACTTATCCATGAATGCTGATCGCAGACGTAATCCAGCATTTGAAGATACAGTTGCAGTATATGAAAAGAAATATGACGAAGAAACCCAGGCTTATACTAGTGAATTAGGAAATAGATATTCTATTGAACGATCAATGCCTGTTCCATATGATATGACTATGCAAGTAGATCTTTGGACATCTAGTACAGAACAAAAATTACAATTAATGGAACAAATACTTGTTTTGTATAATCCAAGTTTAAACATATATACTTCAGATAATCCGTTTGATTGGAGTTCACTGTCGTATGTAGAATTAGCAGATGTAACATGGTCGAATAGAACTGTACCTGTTGGTACTGAAGATGAAATTGATGTTTCGAGCCTTACTTTTGATATGCCAATTCATATTAGTCCTCCTGCTAATTTAAGACGGCAAACACTTATTCATACTATCATAACTCAATTACTTGAAGCAGACAGCCCAACCGAAATGGCTGAATTTGAATCATCTGGTACCATTGCTGATGCAACAAAACAGTGGATAGTAGTTACACATAATGATTACCAACTTCGATTTGTAGGCACTACAGCAACATTATACACAGAACAAGGATCAACGTCAACAGATTTAAAATGGTCAGATTTATTTAAAGCATATGGTGGTGACGAAATAAACATTGGTATTAGTCAATTACGATTGCGAAAATCAATTGATCCAGGTAGTACCGCTGGCGATGTAATTGGTACTATACAATATGGTAGTAATGACAATGAATTAACTGTTACATTAGATGATGATACGTTACCAGCAAATACTGAAACGGCTATTATTGGCATAATTAATCCGACATTAAGTTACCCAGACGATGGTACACTTGCCGCGGCGGCTACAGGACAACGATATCTAATAACCGATACTGTACCGATTGGCGGAGCATGGGGCACAATTGGAAACGGCAATAAGAATGATATTATTGAATATAATGGTAGTTCTTGGGTTGTAAGTTTAGATACAAGTGTTACCTCTGATACCAAATATGTTGTAAATACAACAACATCAGTACAATTAGAATGGACTGGCTCTGAATGGATAAATTCCTATGAAGGAACATTTAATGCTGGTTTTTGGCGAATATTCTTATAATAATAAGGTTACATGGAGGTTAAAGCATCTGGATGTATTTTTCTCTCAGTTTCTACTGGAAGAATATTACTCCAATTAAGATCAAGAAAAGTTAGTCATCCTGGTACTTGGGCGTTCTGGGGCGGTAAAGCCCATAAAGAAGAACGACCTATCGAAACATTATATAGAGAATTACAGGAAGAAATCGGAAATGTGCCTGCCGTAGTAAAAATATATCCTCTGCATCAATACAAAGCTAAAAATAATAGTTTTTTTTATAATACATTTATTGTAGTTGCATATAAAGAATTTGTACCTATATTAAACGACGAATCATCGGGATACTGCTGGGTTGATATTGGTAATTGGCCGAAGCCATTACACAATGGAGCAAAAGGTGTATTATATAATAAAGGATTAGTAAAAGATATACGTGCTACTTATAATATGGCTATTTCAGAAAAAGAAGATACTGCTTCTTGGTGGTGGGATCTTAAAAAATCGTTGTCTAAAACATTACAAGGTTAAATTGCGTACCTTATTATTACACAGTAAAATTTGATGTCCATCTAGCAATTCCTACAGAAACACGGACTTCATCAAGATAACCCCACATATGAGCACTATTACCAGATTGATATGTAGTTTCGTGGCCAACCATAAGATTATTGGAATTAGCTAAAAAATTGGTTGATGTTACTGGAACATCGTTACTTATATTAGGCATTGAAACACCATTGACATATACCTTAAAATCTATACCATATCTCCGTACTGCCGCAATATGATTCCATCTATCATCAACAAAAGCACCGGCTGCCGACTGATATCGCCCGATTGAAGTATTTCCATTTGATGAAGACCATGTTATCGTTCCTCCTGCCCATTCATCTATTCTAAATTGGAATCCCCCATTAACTCCTGATGTATAATATCCTTTTGACATTATTGGTTTCTCGTTTGCGGCAGTATCTACATAAAACCACATATCAATTGTAAAATCTTGTATACCAAAAGTAAAATCAGAATGATTTGCTACATTTAATTCATTATTTCCATCATACCGTATGCTTGAAGCTCCAAATTTCTTTTGTGAAGTAGAATGAGTTGTGCCGTTTGCCGCTGTAATAATATGGCCGTTCCCACTTGAATCTGTAAATGTTGTACTAGAATTCGAAGTATCTGAATGAATTAACAATTTAGTATAAGAATCAGCAGTATGTTCCTTGACCATATATCCTTGGCCTACTGAAATCCAGTCAGTTCCATTATAAAATCGTAACATCTTTAAAGCTGAATCAAAATACATATCACCTTCTACCGGCGATGAAGGAGTGGTGTTAGATAAATTAATTTTAGATACTGTCGCATCAGTAATTGTTGCATTAGCAATTGTCGCAGTTGTAAGAACATTCCCATTAAACTGCAAGGGGGCATCTGTACCACCAGTTGCACCTTTTCCTGTTATTTTGTTTACTTTAATTTCACTAGCCATTATACTATTGTCAAATTACCGTTTGATCCTATTGTTAAACTTTTTCCGTCTTGTACTGTAATTGGTCCTATCATTAACGAATTTTTGCTTGCTTCTGTTGTATAATCATCTGTAATAGTTTGATTACCTGTAATTACGCTGAAGGCAGTTTCTGCATCTGCATCTACTATGTTTGTTTGGCTTCCTAATCTAGCCATGTTGTAATTGTTACTCATATTTTTATCCTTGTATTTCCATTACATAACCACTGGCATTTCCTCCACCAGCTCTCCAATATGCAGTAGTACTACTCACAGCAATCATACGAACATAATATTGAATACTTGTACCTACTGCTTGTCCATGTGTATCAACATCAGTAAGAACTATAGTTGCAAACTGCCCGTTTACATCAGTCATTGCATGTCCTTTATCAGATGTACCAAATCCTCTTAAGGTAGTGGCAGTTGCTCCATCTATTGATCGTCTAATATGATAATATCCTCTGTTACCATCTCCTTCGGCTGTTGATGTTTGAAAATGTAAAAGCATCTTAGATGAAGCACTTTTAACTACC